TTTTACCAGTAAATAGGAGAATCTATGAAAAAAGTATTAGTCGTAGTTTTGTGTATTTTATCGTTTATCGTGGGGACAATCGTATTTAGACCACAACACAGAATGAATGATACTGTGTGTTGGTTGGAGGACAGATGAGAGAAACAGTTTTACAGGCATATATCTCAGTCAAGACCAGTGATGAGCCGAAAATCTATCCGACACTTACCGGGGCTAGAGTAGAGTTTGAGATAGACGGAGTGAGTATAGATTGGCTCAGAAGCAAGGTAGGAGAATTGTTACAGTTAGTCATAAAAGAGGAGGGAACTAATGAAAACCATCTTAATTGACTGTCCGGAGTGTGGTGGAAGTGGCTGGAATCCGGGAAAAGCAATCACCACAGATAACATTTTCTGGAATCCGTTTGAGAAAGCGTGGAAGAATGTTCCCACCACAAGCCAAGAAGTAGAAGTGTGTAAGCGCTGTGACGGTAAGGGTAAGGTCTGGGTCGACGATAGCTACTTTAAGACCTACGGAGAATTAAAAGAACGCGAAGAAAAAATGGAAGATTTTAAGAAAAATACTCTATCTGCGAGACTCGAGCACGCTAAAAAGACGTTGGAGAAAGATAGTCCATACTATTGATAAAGAGAGTTTTTACAAGGAGTACAAAGATGAAAAAGACAATCGTTCTGGTAAGTTACGACAACGTGGGAACGGCTGAGTTCGAGGAAATTAAACGCTGGTTAGATGGCGTGTGTGTCGTGGTCAGGGCAATTATCAATGAACCAATTAAAGTTTATTACTTAGAGGAGTCTACCAATGACACTCAGAAACAAATATCGAAACGAACTCAGAGCCAAAATAAAGGAGCTACAGGATGAATGAAACGACGGACAATAATGTCGCACAATCTCCCAAGACACCCCAATTAGACAAAATAGGCAAAGAAACGCTTGTGGCATTGTTATCGCACCGAACAAGAACCGCAACGGCATTGTCTTTGGGAATTGACCGGAGAACGCTGTTTGATAGGATTAAAAAATATGGGCTAGATGAGCTAATAGAGACAATACCAGAACAAGCACTACAAACGCTGAGAATTGGATCAGATTTGGCAGCAGAGGAATTGTGTAACGAATTAGACCATCGAAGCGTAGAAGTGCGTCAGAAGGCCGCAGAAAGCATACTGGATAGAGTCGGGCTAGTTGCGAAGGATAAAAGAACCGACAGCCTTGAAATGAAAGACGGAGACAGAAGTATAACCTTTAAGATTACGAGGGGCGAATGAAAGAAGTATCCGTTAATATCTTTGCACCAACCAAACCACATGACGCGCAAAAGCAAGTCTTGAACGCACTAGACGCCGGGCAACGGTTTACGTTACTTCGGTGTGGCCGGAAGTGGCGCAAAACAAGCTTAGTAATCTCATGGCTGTTTGAAGGGGCAGTCAGTAATAACCTAGTTTACCCCTACATTGCACCCAACAGAGTGCAAGCCAAGAATATCGCATGGAATGATCACATTACAAGGATTCTGCATGAGTTTACGATTAAAGGCGTACCATACAAAACAAACGAAACCGAGTTGAGCGTGCAGGTTGAGGGGGCGGGCAAGGTGCAACTGTACGGGATTGAGAATAAAGAAGCGTTGCGCGGTATCTCTAATTGGGGTCGGTGTGGCATGGATGAGTACGACGACTGGGAAGAAGATATCTACCCAACAATCATCAGACCGAACCTTATGGTACACAAAGCACCCGTTATAGTCTCAGGAACGCCGAAGGGATTCCGGGGAATGTATAAGCTAGAGCAAAACCCCGACTTTAAGGCGTTTCACTTTACGAGTTACGATAATCCCGACCTTGATCCTGACGAGCTGAAAAACATGGTTGGTGAGTATAACCGTTTGGGTGAGGACTACTTCCGACAAGAGATCATGGCAGAGTATGTCAAGCCTGTGGGTGTTGTCTACCGTGAGTGGAATATGGACACACAATACAAAGACATTGACTATGACCCAAGCTTACCCATTCACGTTACGTTTGATTGGGGAGTTAATGATCCAACGGCGGTAATATGGATTCAACCCAATGGCGCAGAGACAAGGATTATCGACTATTACGAAGTGAGTGACGCTAATATCGAAACGATAATCTCAGTAATCAATGCCAAGCCGTATCACAAACCCGACCTATTCACCGGTGATCCGGCGGGTAAGGCCAGGAGTTTAACTACAGGCACAAGTGTCATTGAGATACTGGCCAGTAAGGGAATATACGTCAAAACAAAGGATGGAGTAAAAATACCCGACCAAATCAGAAAAGCACATTCTCGGATGATGGGACTGTTTGTCTCAAAGAAGGCTGAGGGATTTAGAGATTGTCTACTCAACTACCGTTATCCCAAGAAGGGTGAGTCGCTGGTAAACCAAGACAACGAAATTCCTATTCACGATAAGTGGAGCCATGGCATGAGAGCGTTTGAGTATTGGTGTGTCAATGCACCGGACGCAATCGGTACACAGGTAGAAGACTATCCCAAGATTGATTTATTTACAAAGGATGGATTTTACTAATGATATTACATTTGTGTGTTAAACTAAACGACGGAACTGACAGACCACGCCTAGTGTGGGCGGGAGATATTGACGTGGCAGACAATGAGAACACAGCAACGCTTAGTGTAGAAAAGATCGTCTTAAAAGACGGAAAGACTATTAGTTATGCAGATTACGTCGGGTTGAAACTAGACGGCGTGAAGGAGAGTGAATGAGCGAAGGAAACAAAGATATACTCGATGAGATATTTGAGGAACTGAAAAAAAGCGTTCATAATGTACCGTATGGGTCAATAAACTTTCAGATACGCATTCATCAGGGGTGTATTACAGACTATGTATATACCCCATTCGTACGCCATAAAACATTCAAAAAGCCACAAGAAAGTGATATTGACACCCCATGCGATGGTGCGGTAAAATTGCGGTAATTAATTTCGGGTTGACCGAACACATCGGAAACCTCTTAACGCGATCCACGAACGGATTAGCGGTCAGGAGGTTTTTTGATGGCAAAGAAAGACACAGAAGAAAAAAGAAGCGTCAGTAAGTCCGTCGCCCAGAAACTGGCAGACGGTGAAAAGCTTAACGTACTCGAAGAAAAAGAACTATACGACGAAGTCAGCAAACACCACGAAGACGCGGAAAACTTTGTCTCACCCAATCGCAAATCATGGACGGAAAAAGAGGAACTACTGTTAGGGGTTGTCAACGATGACCTCTCAAAAACAGCTAAGTCTCAGGTATTTGACCCACAGCTAGCCACGCAGGCCTTTGAACGCAGCTCCCGAGTTATGTGGAATGATCCAAGGGGAAAGTCAACTTTTCTCTCACGGGGAGATGTCGGCAAAAACTTACTCATCGACCTTATCTTGCGCTACTGCTACAAGAACGCCAACGATTACCAATCAATGAAAATTAAATACCGAATGGTTGATTATTTGTCCTTAGTATACGGGACAACCTTTGCGTTCGTGCCGTGGGTTATAAACTCAGACCGTAACTATATCGGGCCTGAAATGCACCTACTAAGAATCTGGGATTGTTTCCCGCAACCGGGTAAAGACAGCCCTGACGCGTCAGACTGGTTCGGGGTCTATGCTCTAGCTCAACTCAGCAAACTAGAGAAACTAAAAGGACTATATAACTTCGACGAATTAAAAGAAGCCGTCAAAGGTGCGGGTGGGGAGTCGCGAGACACCTTACGACGGTCAGCCATAGAAACCGAACGGTATACTGCTGACTCACCCAAAGACGCGGTATTTCCCTCAGCAGACCTTTACACCGAATACCGAAGCGATATTTGGATCACTGTCTCTCTTAAACACAATAAACTTGTCCGGGCAATTCCTAATCCCTATGGTAACGCCAAGCTTCCGATTGTTGCCAAAACCGCATTTCCGTTACAAGACACGATGTACGGGTTAGGTGAGTTTGAGCGGGGCCAAAAGCTACAAAAGGCGATTAACTCACTGCACAACCTCTACCTAGACTCGGTGAAATACTCGATCTTCCCGCCGGTGAAAATCTCCTCCACAGGCGTCAGACGGTCAACCATTAAATGGGGATTCGGTGAACAGTGGGAAATGGACGACCCTTCCAAAGTC